ACCTTACCCCGGTCGATCTGGGTTCCGGTGCTGTTGTGGCCCCGGATGTAGATCTGCTGCCCGTGCTTCAGGCTGACGTTGGCATCAAGCCCCAGCGAGATGGTTTCCCACGTGGAGTCCCAATACTGACGGCCCGGTTGAGCAGTGGGGGCTGAGGCTCCCGTGTTGAAATCCACGAGGTCCACGTTGACCTCGGTGACGGTGATGGCCGACGGAAGGCCCACCGTGACCGTGGTCCCGCTGACGGAGGTCTCGACCTCGTTCGCCGTTCCCGCCACCGTGATGCTGCCGCTCGTCGTGATCGCCGTGCCCGTGCCGGTGTCGGCGGCGGGCGTGATGCTCGTGACCGTACCGCTTCCGCTGCCTGCGGCCGAGGGGGCCCACGAGGTGCCGTTCCACGCGAGCACCTGGTTCGTCGTGGGAGCGGTAGAGGCGACAGGACGGCCCTGGAGACCGTCCACCGTCGGGTTGGGGTAGGAGCCAGCGAGGTCGCCGCCAGCGGGGCCGCACGGGGCGCACGTGCCCGTAGTCGCAGCGGAGCCGCCGGAGCCGATCGTGTAACCCCCCACTGGATCGGGGACCTTGTCGAACTTCTTGCCCAACCGGGAGTTCATGTTCCCGATCGTGTCGTGGGCGGTCTTGATCGCTTGCTTGTACGCAAGCGCCAGGTTCTGCATCGTGACCTGGTTGATCTTGCGTCCCACGCCCGCACGCATGGCGGCGGAGATCGCGATCGCGTCCGTCATGGGTTCCATGAGGAACGGGATCACCTCGTAGGCGTAGGTGTCCGCGGCGTTCACCGGGGGATTGCGGAGCGTGATCACCCGGGTGGCCGCGTCGTGGCTCGTGATGATCAGTTCGTCCGTCAGGTTCGGGCCGAAGATCCGGATGTACGAGCCTGCGTAGGCGTTGTCCCGCTTGTCGATCGACCCGATGGTCGGGGCCGACGAGAGCGTGAAGGTGCCGTTCGCGTTCAGGGTGCCGAGCGAACCTGAGGTGGCCGCGTAGTGGGCCGAGATGTCCCCCGAGGGAACGTAGAGGACGAGGTAGTTCTTGGCCGCGGAAGGGGCAGGGCGGAACGCGAGGAGGTTTCCCTCCAGGGCCCAGCCCGGACCGAACAGGCTGAACTCGTTCCGGGGCTTGAAGTCCTCGACGAACCAGCCCGTGTTCGGGTCCTGGACCCCGATCCGGAGAACCTGCTTGATGCTGGGTGGCAGCTTGTAATAGGTGGTGCCGTTCACGACCGAAATCGTGAGCATGCAGATGATCTGGTTGTCCGCCATCATCGAGACGCGACCGATCACGTCGGTCATCGAGCTCGACAGGAAGAACCGGACCAGGTAGTTGTCGTCGTACTTCGCGTCGATGTCCGGGTCATCGAGATAATGCCGGACCTTCTCGCAGAACGTCTTGATGATTGAGCCGGATGAGTGCATGTTCAGCCCGTTGAGATGATCTTCCCGGCGGAAGCCCAACGCAGGAGCTCCCGCATCTGATCCAGTTCGGGACCTTCGTCCGGCACATCCTCAAGACTCAGCTTGCTGGCGGCCTCATCCAGTCCCTTGTGCCGGAGGAACTTCTCCATGTCGTCCAGCATGTTCTTCCGCTCCACCATGGCCAGGTGACGCTCGCTCAGGGCGTTCATCCGCTTCTTGCGATCGTCATCGAAGACGACGTGGCCGGGCTGGCAACGCCAGAGGAGCCACTCGAAGTCCGGCAGATCGGCCGGTCCCTGGTCCGGGGGACCCGAGAACAGGCAGATTTCCGTGGCCACCGCGATGCCCTGCCCGAACACCTTGGGCTTGATCGACCACTGGGCCAGGCCGAACTTGTTGGTCTTGCGGTGCCGGTACACGAAGAGGTCCTTCTGGCCTGTCTTGTTCCGGAGGGCCTCAAGCCACGGCCCGTCGGGAACGAGCTCGAAACGGGAAGGATCCATCTCGGTGCCGAGAAGGAGAGCCACGGAGATTTCGTCGTCGCTTGGCATAATGAATAGGGCCACCCCTTGTGAGGGTGGCCCCATTGTACCAACTAGGGAACTGGATCAGCCGAAGGAGCTGAGGTTCGAGCTCATGTAGACGCGGTCCTCGGTGATGCCCGTGAGCTTCATGCCGTTGACCTGGTCGGGAACGAGCTGCATCCGGATGCGGCCGGGCATCTGGCTGGCCTGGGTCACCAGGTTCGGGCCGCCGGTCGAACCGGTCTGGTAGACCGGCAGCTGGTTGGTGGAAGTGCCGGTGATGGCACCCGCCACGAACTCGAAGGGCACGTAGGCGTCGGCCTCGGACATCTTGGAGAGGCCCTTGGGCGACGGGGGAACGTACTTCTTCCAGTTCTTGCCACCGAGCTTGATGCCGTACATGGTGCCGCCCTCGACGAACCGCGAGGTGCTGCCCTTGTAAGTCTTGCCCTCGAACGTGAAGGTGAAGCCTTCGGCCTGACCCTCGTTCGTGATGGACGCGACCCGGCTGGTCCGGTCGATCCGGTACTGACCGATCTTCTGCGACTCGTAAGCCGCCCACACGCCTTCGCTCGCGATGAGCGTGTCGATCGTGTGCCCGTTCGGCTCGAACGCCGAGTGCACCCGCTGGAGGTAGCGCTTCAGGTTGTACTCGGTCAGCACACCGTTGACCGCGTACTTGAAGCTCTTGAACTCCGGACGCTCCGACACGTCGATAAAGTCGGTCGAATCCGCCTCGTTGCCGAGGAGCCGCTTCAGGTTGCCGCTCTCGTAGCCGCTCTTGAGCCAGCTGTTGATGCCCGCGATACCCCGGTAGTCCGTACCGCCCTGGTTATCAACCAGGTGACTGTTGGCGTAAACCACATCGCAGTTGTTGTTGAGATCCGTGATGGCATCGAGCGTGCCCGCGGTGGTCGAGTCGTTCCGAAGAACGCTGATCGCCGTGGAGCTGGTGCCGGACTGGAGGATCAGCGAGACCTGGTTGGTCAGCGGATCCACGTTCTCGACCACAAGCTGGATGCGGGTGGCACGAGTGGAGTTGGACAGGGTGAGCGTGGTGCTGACCAGCTGGCTGTTGCTGTCGTTCACCCGCATACCCGTGACGGCAGCCGATGCCGCGCCCGAGTTCCAGATGAGGTCAACCCGCATGCCGCGGCTGAACCGGTGGCAGGCGAAGTTGCTGGGCTCGAACGTGATCCGGTGGGTTCCGGGGACATTGTTGACCTGATTGGTCACCGAGGCGTTGGTGACCGTGCAGAGCTTGTAGGTGTCGTTCTGCGAGAGGTACCAGTAGTTGCACAGCGTGTGCGCCATGTTGCGGGCGAACGCGGTGAGCTTCGGGGCGATCACCTGGTCGATGAGGGCCGGAGTCGCGTCCGCCTGCTTCTCGCCGAGGGTGATCATGAGGTTGGTGACGAGCGAACGCATCGGGATCGCAAGCCGGTACGCCGTGGCGTTCGGGCCCTCGAACGGGCTCGGATACGCCTGGTTGGCGGCCTGGGTGTGCATCAGCGGCCCGAGAGTCGAGGTCAGATCGCCGTAGAGATCCTTGTCCCCGAAACCGGCACCGGCCTCGATGACGCCGGTGAGGCTGCCCATGAACAGCTTGGTGATCTTGAGGTCGCGGCCGAGGTCGCCGGAGTTGCCGACGCCCTGGCTGGTGACGACGTTCTCACGCCACACCGGGTCGAGCCCGGCGAGGAAGACGCGGAGGCTCTTGTTGAGCACTTCCTGGATACGGTTGGACTGCCGGTCGAAGATCGAGCCGGTTGTTGCGAAAGGCATTGGAAAGTTCCTTCAGGTCAGATTGCGGATTCGTTGGGAGACGCCGCCAATGCCCGCTTGATCGTGTCGCTCGCGAAGCTCTTGACCTGCGACTCGATGTCGCTGACGGTGGCTCCGGGCTTGTACTCCGGGTCGGGCAATGGTTTGGAGCGCAGAATCTCCTGCGCGTCGAGTCCGGTGACCGTTTCCGACGACCGACCCAGCTTGTCGATGTCGCCGATTACCGACCGGAAGGTGCCCAGAACGGGCTCTGAAGCCTTGTCAACTTCCTCGCCCATCCAGGCATCCTCGAAGGTGCCTGCCGTGGCCCGCCGGGCTTGCATGCGTTCCAGGGCCTGTCGCTCAAGCTGGGAGCGCAACGCCTGTTCCGCCTGCTTCACGCCCTCGTCACCACGGAGAGTCCGGGAAGTCTCCAGAAGTTTCTGGAACTCGGGGTTCGTTTTCAAGACCCGGTCCAGCTGGGAGTTGAGGTTTTCCCTCAGCTCGCGGACCCGCATCTTGTGGAGCTCGGCCCGCTGGGCTTCCAGCTGGGCCATCAGTTCAGCCTTGTCGTCGTCCGCCATGGTGTCCTCTTTGTAACCCCCACTGGTCTCCGTGTCCTGGAGAGCCTCGTCGGGAATCTCGATTTCCTCAATCTCGTCGTCATCCTGGGCCGGAGCGGCCTGCTGCTGAAGCCGGGTACGGGTGGCTTCCAGGTACTGGTTGATCTGGTCGTCCTCGTACCCGAGGTTCAGCAGGACGTTCTTGACCGCAGTCTCCTTCCGGTCGGCAGGAATGTCGGCCTGGAACAAGACACCTACCTCCTCCAGGTCCTTCTGGAGGGTGTCGTTGATCTCGATGGCCTCCTTCAGATCCGTGTGACTCTGGATGAGATCGGCGAGGGAAACCTCCGAGCCGTCCTCAAGCGTGATCTTTGTTTCGGGGTCCATTTACCTTCCTTGCGGCATGGGAGCCATGGGCATCTGCGGTCCTGGCGCTCCTTGCTGGAGCTGCTGCATCTGGGCCATCTGCTGGTCCAACTGCCCCAGCATAGCCACATCGTCAGGATTGGGAAGGGCGTTCGGGAGTACCAACCCCATGAAGCTCATCAGGGTCTTGTGGTACTCGATGAAGGCGTTCTGCACCTCCGCCCCCGCGACGGCCATGGTGGGGCTGGCCATGAACGAGTTGAGCACCCGGATCTGCATCTCGGGCTTCGTCGTCTGCGGAGTCAGCACCACCTGCCCCGGGCTCTTCCCGTCGCCGTAGAGCAGGAGGCAGTTGCGGACCACCGACTCGTAGGCCGACTGGTGCTCGTCGGTCCACATCGCGAAGTCAAGGCCCTCCTTGAGGGCGAACAGGATAAAGGTGTCCGGGTCGATCTGGAACTGCTGCTGGAGCTGGAGAGCCTCCTGCTTGCGGGCCACCTTCGACCGGGGGTTGATGTCCTTGATCTTGAACGACAGCTGCGACAGGGTGGGCAGCGGGTTCTGCTCGAAGGAGACCGCCATGGTCTCCGGGTCCACGACCACGCCCGCGAGGTCCAGGGTGAGCTGGTCCACCGTGAACGTGCGGGGGCTGAACACGATCTCCCGCACCGTGCTGGCCAGGACACTCCGGTAGCAGTCCCCCCAGGCTTGCTGCACCCCCGCCGTCGGGGTGTTCATGGCCCGGTTCACCTGCTCGTCCAGGAACTGGAGTCCCGTGGCCGAGTCCACCCGGCCCTTCTCCGCGATTAGGTCCCGGATTGGGTTGAGGCGGTCGATCTGCTGGATCGCGAACGCACTCACCTTGCCGGGAACGTCGCCCGAGTTGAACGGGGTGATGTTGAACGGCTTGAATCCCTCGCTGATCGGGTCCGGTTCCCACGGGAACACCCGCAGTCCCTGGCCCACATCCCGCAACATCGTGTTCGCGTTGAACGAACCGTGCGGCAACACGAGCACGCCGTACCGGTCGATGTCGTGAATGTTCTTGAACAGCTGCTTCTGGAGCTTCTCGGCCTCGCGGCACAGGGGAAACAGGAGGTCGAAGACGCCAGCACCGTGGAACGTGCCGTTCTCCATGAACCGGGCGAACCCGATCGGGCAGTAGACCTCGCGGCCCTCCAGGTCCTCGTCGTGGATCACGTACTCGCCGCTCGTCACGACGTACCGGCTCACGGTGTCCCGGGGCCCCTTGAGCCACAGTTCCCGCACGCGGACGACCTCCAGGGTCTCCTTCGACTCGTCGTAACCGCCGAGCCGGTTATCCGAATACGTCACCTGGCTGCCCAAGGTGTACTCGTGGGAGGTCCGCTGCTCGTAGGTCTCACCCGGTTTGATGGTGTAGAACTCCAGACGCTCCTTGTTCCGGGCCACCTTGGCCCCGAACACGTCCTTGAGGTAGTCCATCGACACCATCCGCTGCCTCAGCAGGCCCCGCTGCTTGGTGTAATCCTGGGTCAGGCTCGGGAACGGGAACAGTTCGCAGGGGTGCACGACCTCCAGGTCCGCCGTCATGCCCACCGTGGGGTGATCCACGATGTGCCCGGCGATCCCG